ACTTAGAAAAATATGGAGTGGAAAATGTGTTTGCTAATAAAGAAATACAAGAAAAAATTTACGAAACAAATTTTCGTAAATATGGATTTAAGATCGCTACACAATCTCCAGAAATAAAGGGAAAATCAGTTGAGAAATACGTTAAAACAATGTATGAAAATAAAACTGCTCCTACTTCTAGACAACAACAATATTTCCACGATATTCTTGGCGGTGAATTAAATTATCCAGTAGGTAAATTAATGTTAGACATCGCATTTCCTAAAGAGAAATTATACATTGAGTACCAGGGATCTGGACATAATCTAGATGTGAAATTAGGAAAAATGACAGAGGAAGAATTTTTAAAACGTGAAAGAAGTAGATATTACTTTCTTAGAAACAAAGGTTGGAAAATGATAGAAATAATATCTAATAAAGATTATATTCCTTTACAAGATCAAATCATTAATATGTTTAAATATGCAAAGAAAAAATTAGAGAACAACAGTCATATAGAATTCAATATTGATAAATCACATGTGAGAATAAAAGACAATATAGAAAAATATGATTTTGGGAATTTATTATCTTATGCGATATTGCGAAAACACGTAATAAATGATACATATGAAAAATTACTATCTTAATTTGAAGGAGATTATTGATGTCTATTCTAAAATTTCAACAAACCGAAGAGCCTTGTGAATGTCCAACTTGTGATCTAGCTGAAAAGTTTATGGAACTTATTCTACAATCAAATACAGTTGATGAATTAGAATTCTTTGTTCGTCAGTTAATTGATGAGGCAACTGATTTAGGATTCAAAGAGGCTTTAGTTAACGATATTAATCGTAAGATTGAGTTGTTAGAAGTTCTTGATGGTGAACGTGATTGCTGTGAAGAATGTTGTAATGAGGATTGTGAATCATAATTTTTTATAAATAAACTATACATAATTTAGGTATGATGAGGTAATCACTCATCCGATGCCTCTGAATAATAAATATTTGGAGGTTTTACATATGGAAAAAATAGATTTTGATAAAGAATATCTTGAGTTAGTACAGAATTTACCTGATTCACTTGATGAATATCAATATTGGCTAGGATTAAAAGAGCGTAAAATCTATTTTAATTGTGAAGTAGATTCCTTTATTATTAATAAAATTGTTTACTGGATTCAAATGTGGAACGAAGAAGATGATCGTAAAGGTTTAGTTGGCGATGATCGTCCTCAAATTGAAATCCAGATTACTTCTAATGGCGGAGATGTGATTGCAGGATTTGCAGCCATTGATGCCATTAAGAAAAGTAAAACTAAAGTTATCACAAAAGGAATTGGCGTTTGTGCTTCTATGGGTGCTCTTCTATTGATTAGTGGACATCATAGAGTCGCTTATCCTAATACAGTAATTCTTATTCATGATGGTTCTATGGCTGTATCTTCTACTTCTAAGAAAGCTAAAAACACTATGAATTTCTATGATCGTTTAGATGAACGTATTAAGAATTTCATAGTTGATAATACAGATATTTCAGCAGATTTATATGAAGAAAAAGAAGATGAAGAATGGTATATGTTTGCTGATGATGAAGGTATCAAATTAAAAATTGTCGATGAATTGATTTAAAAGATCAATTTTATCTATATCCCCTCAAGAATCTTTTTATAAGAATCAATAGTAGTCCTCCCCTCTCTACTATTGATTCTTAACTAAAGGGTTTTTAACAATAAGGTGGTGAAAGATTATGCAAAAGGACAGACAAACTTGTTCGGGCGACTGTGGTAAAGAGAAGAGTATAAATGAATTTTATGCTTCATCCTCCCCTTTTCATAGTCGTACCGGTAAAATGCATATTTGCAAAGATTGTTATTGCAGTTATGCTGAACGTGATGGAGATAATTTAAATCAAATAAAGAATGCTTTGCGAATGGTTGATAAGCCCTTCCTACAAGATCTATGGGATTCATCTGTTCAAGAAGCTGAAAAAGCTAATAAGTCAAACTTTCGTATCTATATGAAAAACTTAGGATTGCGCCAAAATAGAGAGTTAACATGGAAAGATAGTGACTCTACAAATATACCAATCGGAAATGAAGAGGGTACAATCGTTTCAGATAATGAAGAATTGGTGAAAAAATGGGGTCGAGGTTATAGTGACAGCGAACTAGAATATCTGGAGAATTTCTTTTTCGAGTATTCCCATAACTATGCAACAGAAACTCCCGTTCAAGTTAACTTATATAAGAATATCGGCAAAGTCCATTTACAAGCTGAAAAGGCATTGGCTAATGGTAATATCAAAGAATTTAAAGATTTAATGGAACTGTCATCAAAGCTACATAATGACGGGAATATTAAACCAATACAATCGACTGGTGCAAATGATGATAAAGGATTATCTACCTATGGGCTTTGGATTAAGACAGTTGAACAAGATGAACCTTGTGAGCACTTTGAATCCAAGTCAATATACGAAGATTTTGACAAGTTGAAGCAATATATTGAGAATTGGTTCGTTCGACCATTTAAGAATATCTTTAACATTTCCAAGGATTTTAATGTTAAGGATGATGACTAAATGGCTGGAATTCCGAATTATCAAGTAGATCGAAATAAAAATTCAAAAGGTCAGAACCAACTCAATAAAGTTAAAAGCGTTAGTAAAGTTAAAGATAATATGAGCAAAGACGAACGTATGAGATTACAGATAAAGAAATGGACAACATTTTATAGACTCAATATGCATAGATTTATAGATCATTATTTTGGTATTGAGCTGTTTTTCTTTCAAAAGATTTTACTTTTCTTTATGAACTTTAATACTTTCGTAATGATTGTAGCAGCTCGTGGCCTCTCAAAATCGTTCATGATAAGTATTTTTGCTTGTGCTCGCTGTGTACTCTACCCTGGAACGAAAGTAATTATAGCATCAGGCGTAAAGAAACAAGCGAAATTAATCATAACCGAAAAAATTGAAAAAGAGTTAATGCAATATCCTAACTTAGCAAGAGAAATAAAACAGATTAAATCATCTTCTAACGAGGCAAGTGTAGTATTTCATAATGGTTCAACAATTGAAGCTGTCACCTCTTCAGAAAACTCAAGAGGGTATCGCGGGAACATCTTAATTTTGGAAGAATTTCGTATGATTGATGAAACTATCCTCAATACAGTTTTAAAGCCCTTTCTAAACGTTTATAGACAACCTCCGTTTCTAAAAAAGGAAAAATATAAACATTTAGCCGAAGAAAACATTGAACTATATATTTCATCTGCATATTACACTTCCCACTGGATGTGGAAATCAATGCAATCAGCCAGAGACATGATGTTAAAAGGAAAAGATGTTGCTATATTTTCATTGGACTACTTAACATCTATTCATCATGGATTGCTAAGTAAAAAGCGTATCCAAAAGGAACGTGAAAGCTCTGATTTTGACGAGATCAGCTTTCTAATGGAGTACGAAAATCTCATGTATGGTCAGAATGCGAACGCTATATTCGCTCTTGAGGATATAACAAAGAATAGAAAACTAAAGAATCCTTTCTACCCTATAAAGAATATTGATTACTCTACTCAAAAAAATAAGCGTAAAGAGAAATTACGTGACGGAGAGATTCGTATCATGGGGGTTGACGTTGCCTTAATGGGAGGTAATGCAAACGATAATACTATTATAACTTGTATGAGATTGATACCAAACGGTGACAAGTATCTTAGAAAAGTTTCTTATATTGAATCGATTGAGGGCAAGCATTCTGAGGATCAAGCTATAAGAATTAAACAGATATTTGAAGATTTTCAAGCAAGTTACGTTGCGCTTGATACGCACGGGAACGGTATGTCGGTTTATGATGAACTAGCTAAAGTTCAATATGATGAACAACGAGATGTTGAGTATGAAGCTTGGTGTGCTTATAACGATGAAGAGATGAAAAGTCGTGCCAAGTCCCCTAACCCACTACCTGTTGTATTCTCAATTAAAGCTGGGGCTAGACTTAATCATGAAATTGCAACTTCTCTTCGTGTCAATCTACAAAGTTCTAACATTGAATTACCAATAAGTGAAATTGAAGCAAGAGATTTCTTATCTGATAAAAAATATTATTATAGTGCATCAGTTGAGGATAAAGTTAGCTACGAGTTACCCTTTGTTCAAGCTACCTTACTTGTTAATGAGTTAGTAAATCTTGAGCATGAAATTGTTGGTGGATTTATTAAAATTAAAGAAAAATCAGGAAAAAGGAAAGATAGATTTAGTAGTCTTGGATTTTCAAATTATTTAGCCAAGGTTTTGGAAGGTGAGAGATTAAATGATAATAATTCATCTTCTGATGACTATCTCTTCTTTATGCAATCAGGTTTTTAACTTAACAAATAAACTAAACATTAATTAAGAAAGGAGGAATATTATGTCAACAGAAAACACAACCACCTCCCCCACCTCATCAGACGATTTTTCGCAATGGATAGAAGTAGCAGGTTTAACTGATTATATAACTCAATATGGTTCCGGTGCATCACTGAATGATTTAAAGCTAACAGATCTTTATAAGTACTTACAAAACCCCTACTCTCATATCAAAGAGATTCAAAAATCAAGTAAATACTTAACTAATAAAAACGGGATTGTTAAAGAAGTCCTCAGAACTTTCAAATCTCTTCCAACTCTCGATTATGTTTTATCTTGGTCGGAAGTTGACGATGAAAGAAAGTTAAAGAAGTATGAGAAAAAGGTTCACGATTTTCTTAGAGAGATAGAATTAAAGAATTTTTTACGTGATGCATACTACGAGGTTGGAGAAATGGGCACTATTGTTACTTGCCTTAGAAATAGAAGGTACGTTCAATTTCTCGAAATAGACGACCTTAGAATTATAAAACAACGGAATGGTCGATGGGTAGTTGAGTATGATTTAAAATCTATTGAGAGATATAAAACTGTCTCAGATAAATTAGCAATAATAGAATCTCTACCTGATGAAGTAACAGTTGCCAAACTTAATTTATATAAGAATAAAGGCGAAGATTATAGATATGTAGAGTTAAAGAATTGTGATGTAATTGCTGCCGATAATCCCAGGAACTTTCCTTATGGATTGCCAATATCTATTGGTGCGTGGGGATCAATTCTTCAAAAAGAGATGATTAATCGAGTAGAGAGATCTGTTGCTGACCGTATTATAAAACAAGTAATAATACTCTATGCGTCCACCTTAGACAAAGAGGGAACTAAGCCGGTACCAAGAGAAGTTATTACCGCTTATTTTAATGAAGTAAGCAAATTAATGCAAAAAAAGGATGGAATGAATCAACGTAGCAATGAATCCAGTGGAACTGGGACGATTGCCCTCCCTCACTTTTTCAAGCTAGAAACATTAAAAGTTGATACTGAAATGTTTAAAAAAGAATTTTACGAAAAAATTGACAATGATATTTTCATGAATTTAGGTATTAGCCCAGCTTTAATATATGGTGGCGGTAGTAGTGGTAATTTCAGTTCAGCAACCTTAAATAGTCAAAAGTTTTTTAGGTATGTATTTACCCTTCTAGAAAAATTTGAAGTATTGATCAATAGGTACATTAAACAAATTTTACCTAACAGTGTTTCATGTGAATTAGTATTCTCCAAAACTACAATGTTAGACAGAGATAAGCATATTGACCAACTTAAAGACCTATTTTTACAGACCGGAGTGTCAAAATTCTGGTTGGAAGCTGTAACAGGACTACCATATGAAAATGTTATTTCTCAAGTTGAGTATGAAAGAAAAATCCTAAAAACCGATGAAATACTTTATCCGCCTCAAAATGCCTATACGCAAAGTGGGAAAGTTGAAAATAAAAGTCCTGGTAGAGAACAGATTGATACTCCCACGAATCCAAATACAATAAAAGCAAAAGATTCGGGTGGGAATAATAATCCAAAGCCATCGGTTAATTAATATTTTAAGAAGGTGATATTTTGAAAATTTTCTATTGCTATAGTTTACCCTTGAAAAAATTTTTATTAAACAATGGGCAGAAGTATTTTACATCATCAATACATAATAAAACCCAAAAAACGTGTTATTTGTTTGAAGGTACTACTGAATTAAATAGATTGTTAGATATATGGAGAGTGAGAAAAGTTTAATTCTTACTCTCTTTTTATATTTTGACCTGAATCATATTTTGAAAGGAACGAAAATAATGCCTAAAAAACTAACACATGAAGAGTTTGTCTATAAAGTTTTTGAGTTGGTTGGAGATGAATTCACAGTAGTTACCAATTACGTAAGATCTCATGACAAATTAATATTTAGACACAATAATAAATTTTGTGATAATCATGAATTTGAAATGAAACCAAATGCATTCTTAAATGGACAAAGATGTCCAAAATGTGCATTAGAAACAAAGAGGCAAAAGAAAGCATTTTCTGATAATGAGTTTCAAGCTAGATTACGAGATATTTTCAACAATGAATTTACAACTGAAGATAAATACTATAATCAAAACACTGTTATGACATTTACTCATACAAAATGTGGGAGGAAATTTAACACTACGCCAAAATCTATATTTTTACATGGTAATTGCCATTTATGTAAAAAAGAAGAGAATATATTAAAAAGAACAAAATCTCACGAAACTTTTATTGAAGAAATTTTTAATTTATATGGGAATGAATTTGAAATAATAACAAAATATGAGTGTTCAGACATTCATGTAGCAGTTAAACATAACAACCCTTCATGCGGATATCATGAATACAAGGTTCTTCCATATAATATTTTAAATGGTTATGGCTGTCCTAAATGTGCAGGTCATTATAAAACACATGATGATTTCACAAGAGATGTTTATAACTTAACAAAAAATGAATATAGTGTTTTAGGAACATATATCAATAACAAAACAAGTATAATGATGAGGCATAATAGCGAAGACTGTGGGCATTTTGAATACAAGGTGTCTCCAAACTCTTTTTTAAAGGGAAATAGATGTCCAAGATGTAAATCCTCAAAAGGAGAAAAAGAAATTTCTAAATATTTAGACCTGTATAATATAAGCAATATATCACAATATTGGTTTCAAGACTGTAGGAATGTATTTCCTTTACCTTTCGACTTCGCTATATTTAACAATACAGATAAATTAATTTATTTAATCGAATATGATGGTGAACAACATTACAAGCCTATAAGATTCGGTGGCATATCTGAAGAAAGAGCGATAGAAAATCTGAAAGTTGCTAAGTTGCACGACCAAATAAAAAATGATTATTGCGGAGAAAACAACATCCCTCTTCTTCGTATTCCTTATTGGGAATTTGACAATATTGAGGAAATATTAAAAGTAAACTTATCTAACATAGCGTAACGCATAAGGAGTTGATAATATGAAAGGCTTCACTCCCCCACTATCTCAAAAAAATACAGAAACATCTTCTAAGAACATTAATAAATTTATTGAATTAGGGGTTAAACAAGAATCACATCAAGAAAACTGTGACTGTGAAGAATGTATTCAAAAATAAATTTATCTGTAACTCCCCCTTAAAGGAGGTGATTTAATAAGTGGATAAAATTCAAACTATTAATACTAGTATAGTAGAAATATCTCAAACTATAGACTCTACAGCAAAAGAGATAACTATGCTTGTACATAAATTAAATCACGTTAACGCTAATGGTTTGGACTTTTTAAAAGAATATACTGAAACTGCAATGAAAACTCTTATCAACAAGCCTGTTGTGTGTCGTTATTATGAAAATATCGATGATTTAGGTGGTCACGAACAAGTAGTCGATCCTAAAACCGGCAAGATTGTCGAGTTAAATACAATTGCAATAGGTACTATTACAGAAGTCTGGATTGATAAGATTAGTGAAGATGATGATACTGAAGCCTTATTTGCTAAAGCAACTATATGGTCTTATAAATATCCTAAGATATTCGAAGTTATCGAAAGAAATTTCACAGATGGCATTTGTACTTCTTCTGTTGAAGTTGAGATTAGTAAATACAATGACGAAGCTTCACAAGAATACAGATATCCTTTAAATTACGTTTATCTTTCTAATTGTTTGCTAGGCGTTTCTACCCCTCCAGCAGATTCTGATGCAGGTGTGTTAAGTGTAACTGATAAAGAAGTCGCCCAAGCAATAAAACAAGATTTAGAGATTAATAAAGATATGAAAGGAGTTGAAAATATGACTGATACTTTTAACAAAGGGATTGAAATTAGATTCCATGATGGAGTTGAAGTTAACTCACTAAAACTTAAAGATGTTGGTGGGCAGATTTATAACATTTTAAACCCTTTAAATCCAACAAATAATAAACGTCAATATAATTATTACATTAGAGATGTTTATGTTGATTATGTAATTTGTGAAAGTGAGTACGACTATACAGAATTATGGAAAATTCCATATTCAATTTCTAATGATCAAGTCGTTATTTCTTCACAAGATCAATGGGTTAAAGGTCAATTAGGATTTATTCCTGAAGGTGTTAATTTAGATCAGTTGCAGATACAAGTAACTGAATTAAATAATAAATTAGAAGAATTAAAGAAGGAGGCTGAATTAAGCATGGAAAAAACTGTTGAAGAATTGCAAGCTGAATTATCAACAAAAGAAACTGAAATTGCTGAATTCAAAACTAAGTTAGAAGAATTAGAGTCAAAAGTAACAGAATTAAATGAGACTATTGTTTCTCAAGAGTCTACAAAGAAAGAATTAGAAGGTCAAGTTACAGAACTTAATTCTGCAATTGAAGAATTAAACAAGTACAAAGAGCAAGTTGAGACTGCTGAAAAAGAAGCGAAAGTTGCTGAACTATCTTCTCGCTATGAGAAATTGTTATCTGAAGAAACTTTCAAATCTGAAAGAGTTCAAAATGCTATTCAGGAATTAAATAGCACAGAATTAAACTCTGTAGTTGTTGAAGAAATTGCAAAAGAAAAAACATCAGTTGAAACTGCATCTGCTAAAGATGAAACTGTAACAATCGTTGCTTCAAAGCAAGAAGATTTAATTCCAAAGAACATTCTACAAAAATACGGAATTGAAGCTTAATAGTTTTATAAATAAATTTAACAAACACATTATTAGGAGGAATTATTAATATGGGACAATACGGTATTGTACGTTTAGATTTAATGAAAGGTCACGCTTACCACTATGATTTTAATGCAGCAATTGAGAATGGAGTATTAGCTGAAATCAACTATGCTACTAAAAAGATCGCTGCTACTGCTGATCCAACTAAAAAACAAGTATTAGTAGCTTCTGTTGCTAACTTATATGATTCACTTGATGAATCTGATTTCCGTAATGAAGTTGGAGCTATGCAAGCACGTACATACGAGTTAGAAAGAGGAGATATCTTCACAACTACTCAAATTGATTTCACTGGAGATCGTGCTAACTTTGGTGCTGTTGCAGTTGGTGACTTCGCTTATGCAAAAGCTGGCGGTAAATTCACTGTTGCTTCTACATTCCCAGGAACTACACCACCTGCTCAAAAATTCCGTGTAATTGAGAAAACTCAATTAAATGGTAAAGATGCAATCGTACTTCAAGTTGAAGTAGCTTAATTTAAAATAAACTTAACTAATATTGGAGGATAAAATAATATGGATAAAAATAAAGTTTTAGAATTATGTATGGATGTTAGAAATAACACTTCTTCTGTTGAGGGTCAAACAGTTGAACAACGTAAACAAGAAATGGTTGAACTTTTCAGTGTTCTTTTAAAAGACTATGATCGTAACAAAGTTGAAATTAACGCTATCATCAAAGAAAACGTAAATGAAGTTTTAAAAGTTAAAGTTGGTGACGCTCTTTCTGTTATCGCTGATGTTGCTTATGTAGGACACGGAGAAAAGAAAGAATATAACGTTCGTAACGGTCGTTTAAAAGTTGAATATGTTGCTTTAGGTTCTGAGATTCGCAGACAAAAAATTTACAAAGGTAAAGTAACTGCTCAACCAAAGGCTCTTGGTGCTGCTGTTTATGCTGAGTTCGATGATATTCTTGCTGGTCGTGCAGAAGCTTTCACTGATATGATTGATGAAATTGCTGAAGCTATCAATGAAGAAGTAATGAAAACTATCCAAACTACTTTTGTTACTGGTATGGGTTCTGCTCCTGCTGCTAACAAATATTCTGGAGCTTTCTCTTTAGCTCAAGTACGTAACGTAGCTAACACTGTTGCAGCTTATGGTCGTCCAGTTATCGTTGGTACATCTGTAGCTTTAGCTAACATTACTGCTGACTCTGGTTTCAAATCTGCTATGTCTGATAACATGAAAGACGCATTTAACAGAGATGGATTTATTGGTGTGTGGGAAGGTAAAGCTCTTGTTCAATTACCAAACACTTTCACTGATGAAACTAATACTCAATGGGTATTAGATAACAATCTTATCTATGTTCTTCCTGTAAATGCTGACAAGCCGGTTAAAGTTACATTCGAAGGTGACGCTGAAATGTTAGAACAACAAAGTTTCGATGATGGCTCTGTAACTAAAAAGACTTTACAAAAAGTTGGCGTAAACGTACTTCAAGTACACAACCTTGGTCTAGTAACAATCGTTTAATTAAATAATTTTAACATGAGGAGTCTGATTGTAGACTCCTTATTCTTATGAATACAAGGAGGATTTAAACATGGGGAAACTAGTAAAAGTTATTAATAACATTCATAGTGGGTTAGGTTTTTATCTGAATCCAACACCTGAATCATTTAGACTATTGCCGAAACAAGGTTCATTTTTGAAGATTGATGAAGAGGAAATTGATTACATTCACATTAATCAAGAAGTTATCCAAAAAGGAATGCTTTGGATTGATGACAAAGAGGTTCGTGTAAAACTAGGTCTTGAAACTGAAACTGGTGAGAAAACGAATTCAAATGTTGTTCGCAATGAAGAGATTATTGAGCTTGTTCAAGGTAATTATAAAAAACTTGAAAAAGAATTAAATGAAATCACTGAGAAGGCTATTATTCTTCAATTTGTCGAAGTTGCTAGAGAACTAAAACTTGATAGCAAAGCTAAAATCGATATTATTGAAAAGAAAGCTAAAATGAAAATCTACGATGACGAAGAATAAGTGAGGTGTGTTAAATGACACCTTATTCAGAAGTTTATGCTTATTTCTTAGGTAAAATTGAAGACTATGAAATTCATCAAAAACTTCAATTGGATTATGAATTTGCACAGGAATTACTATATGATTTTTTAAAATCATCTATTCCTAAATTCACCTACTCAACTAAAGATTTATCAGACAGAGATGATTTATTACAACAATTTAATATCACTCTCACAGAAATGGAAAAAGAAATCCTTTCAACTTTAATGGTTGTTGAATACCTATCCCCTAAAATTTTACGAGATGAATTATTAGAAGAAAGACTTGGATCTAAAGATTTCAAACTCTTCTCCCCCGCCAATCAACTTAAAGAAGTAAGAGAATTAAGACAAACTTTCAAAGATGAAGCAAATGCTCTAATGATTGAGTATTACTATCGGGTAGGTTTTTAGGGATTAGAGGGTATTTCAACTAGTTTTTTATTTTTGTCTTTTAGACGTATTAAAGGAAGTGTTATAAGTGGCGAAGTGGACTTTTGAAAAAGTCAAAGAAATAATAGAGTCTGAGAATTATAAAATAAGTCCTTCTTTTAATCCACTAAACTACAAAGGTGTTAAAAGTAAAATAAATTTAATATGTCCGAAAAACCACGAATGGATTTCCACTTTTGATAACTTCAATAACAATAATAGACGTTGTAAGAAATGCGGTAGAGAAACAACCGCTATCAAAAAAAGACGTACAGAAGAAGATATTATTTTGGAGTTTAAAAAAGTTGGATTTACTCTAATTGATAGCTATGAAAATTATAAGAGTAAGCATTCGAAATTAAAAGCGATATGTGAAAACGGTCATTTTCATTTTACTTCCCTTCAAATAGTTTCAATGGGTCATGGTTGTCCTTATTGCGCAGGTGTCGTCAAGTATACAATTGAACAAGCGAGAGAAATATTTTCCAATAGAAATTTAACCTTGCTTGCAGATAATTATATTGGAGCACATGGCAAAATGCCCTTTACTTGCGATTTGCATTCAGATGATGTTCAACACACTACTTTACATCTAGCAATGAATGGTTATTGTGTTTGTAGTAAATGTCTAAGTGATAAACGAAAAGGTAAGAACAATCCAATGTGGGACGACTCTATTTCAGATGAATTAAGATACAAAAGAAGAAGCTACCCAGAGTATCATGATTGGAGAAAAAATGTTCTATCTAGGGACAACTATACATGTGTTTGCTGTGAAAAGAATGAAGGAAATAGCTGTCACGCTCATCATTTAGACGGATATTTTTGGTGTATTGAAAAACGAACTGATATCGATAACGGTGTAACACTTTGCGCTAATTGTCATTTAAAATTTCATTCTATGTATGGTCGAGGTTTCAATACTAAAGAACAGTTTGAAGAATATTTATCAAATAAATTATACATAAATGAAGAAATGGAGAATGATTATGATTACTCCAGAGTTGTTTAATGACTATAAAGATCAATTAGTAGCTAAGTGCTTTAAGATTATACCGATGATAGAAGAAAACCTCAATACGTTACCAAACTATATTCTTTCTCTTATTTATGAACTTGAAGGTCTTACATATCTAGAGAATTATAGATTATCAACTGAATATATTTCTTTATTAGGGACATTGAATTCTATCTATGATGATGTATATTTTGACGACTATGATTTCAAAAGGATAAGAAGTGAAATATTTAAATGCATTGGTCTAGTTGAGAATATGAATTTAATTGATAAGTCTTTTGGAGTTGGTAAATAACATGGATGCAATGGATAGATACATTAAGCGTCTGAGTGATAAAGGTTCCAATCCTAATGAAGCTAAATTAAATAATTCTAAACGAACATTCAATGAACAATTTACCTCTTCCCCTTCTTATGTAATTGTTAAAGTTGATGGATTGGATACTGATTCAATTGTGACTCAAGATAATCAATATGATGAGAAAATAATTAACTTTAGATCAGATTCAAATATTAACATTGGTTCGGTAATTGATTACAAGTCTCAAAATTATCTACTTTTATCTTTCTTTGACAATGAAATTTTCCCAAAAGGCAAAATGAAACTCTGCAATTCAACCTACCCTCTTCCAAGCGAAATCACACGCACAATCAAAGATTATAATCAATTTGGCGAACCAATATACACTGAAACAGTTGGCGAACCTACTCTCCTCCCTTGTATAGTAGAAACTACAATTACTTCTGATAACTCTGATGAGGCCATTAATTTACCTACTGGACAAATACAAATTACAATTCCTTTCACTGAACACGAAGCGATTGGTAACGGTGTGAACTTTTTTATGTACGGTTCAGAGTATGAAACTATTGGAATTGATTACACAAAGTCCATTAATGGTGTTGGCTTATTAGTTATCAAAGGAAAGAAGGTGTAGTGGATGAGTTTAAATCAACATTTAACGGATATGTTTCTTAGGGTTGGTAACGATAAAGAATTGTGGAGATTGCTTTATTACAAAGGCTACAATCCTTTAGATCCTAATTTACCAGAAGTAAAACAGCATCCCGATTATGAGAATGTCATTGAAAAAGAAGAGAGAATTATCCGTTCTCCTAAAACAAACGACTTAACAAACACACCTATATGTAGGCTCTGTGTGTATTTAGGAAATAGATCACCTTCTGGAAACAAGAAATTCCCTAACCAAGACATTCATTTCGATGTCTATGCTCACATTGATGAATATGACAAATTAGATGGAAGATCATTGAGGATTTGTGATAGGTTAGATGAATTGATCGGTGCTGAAAGAATAACTGGTATAGGCAAAGTTGAACCAAGAAGATTCTACATACTCTCCAATGCTCCTAGTGGATATATTGGTTACAAGGTTGTCTATACGTTTGGTAGTGAGGAAAAGTGATTAATAAATTGAGATTGCTTAGAAATAAGTCAACTACAGTAAACGAAATTATCAACGTCTACCCTCTTACAATTGGTGAAATTGAGGATATAGGTGAAGAAGACTACAGAATGTATTTAAATTGTCTTCTTATTGATAAAAACAGTCTTAACTCCGAAGGACTCTCTAGGGAGGAAAAGAAAGAATTTAATAAGATTACACCTTTAGACACTCTTCTTCTATATTGTCATCAAGATTTGGAATTTAGAAGAATAACTGAAGAATCTTTTCTTATTTTTACTAAGGAAGAAGTAGAATATTCGATAAATGACGAACATCCGATTGGGTGTTTTTATTTTTATGTTGAAGGAAATAAGATATTGTTGGACAACAACTTGTTCAATGAATTTAGGACTATTCTTATGAAGCAGAATTATTTACAAGACCAACAATCTTCTTCTGGATTTAAACCTGCAAATAATAAAGCTACAGAATTAATGGAACGTATGAACAAGATAAAAGAAAAGCTAAATAAGCAAAACAAAGAGGAATCTTTACCATTATCAGAGATTGTATCCATTGTTTCTGCTTACAGCAATGATGTTAATATTCTAACAGTTTGGGATTTAACTATATTCCAATTGTATGAACTATATGCAAGGTTGTTACTGTGGGATAGTTACCACAATGACTATATACATTTACCCCATATGGAAAAAGAAGATCAAGAAAAAATTTCTAAAAACCATTGGGCTAAAAAATTATAAATTTATGGAG